TTGGGTAGTTTAATTAAAAAAGGCATTGTTGCAATTTTCCAACAACAAGGTGAAACACAAAATCAATTTCACCAAATCATTTACCTAAACGAACAACACTACAACTTACACCCAGTTTGGGGAAAATAAAAAAAACACGGGGGTGTCAAAGCCCCCACTAATAATATGGATATGACAATCAACATTTACGAGTGTGTTTATCGCACAGAAGAAGGAAAAGAATTGTATACTAAGACATGGTATGCACCGACCTGGGAACACGCTTATCGCATGGCTGAAATTTATCGCACAGTCACTTTACACGATGCGTTTGATTTTATTTTACAACGCATTTAATTTGGAATCTAAAATTATTTAACCTATTTTTGAAAAGACAAATAACATGGATATAATTTACTTCATTCTACTTACACCCGTTGCGGTGGTTGTTTCCTTCCTTGGATGGAAGTTGAGACAGTACAAAAATGACATTAACAAATTACCAGAGGCGAAGCCATTTGAGTTTGAGCGGGATCAATACATCCCGCACTTTGATGAGTACACCCAAACATTGTATCAGTTTAAGACGGGCAAGAAATGAACGACTCATTATTAATTTGGACACCCGAACTCAACAAGTTGCGTGAGGTTATTGAAACCAACGACAATTTTCACCACATCAAGATTATTGAGATGCACTATCAATGCGATGCCTTGGATTTGTGGCGTATCACATTTAACCAGGAATTGACATTGTGGGAGGCGTTTGAATTAGGAAAAGAAAGTAAACAAATATGACAACACACGAAGCGTTAAACGAAGTATTCAGCAAAAGCAACAAAGAATTATCAGAGGTATTGCAAACCAATTACAACACCGTTACGACATGGAAATTTCAATTCAAACGGAACGGGTTATCAATGGAAAAACAATTTGAGATTTTAGAGCAATTAAACTACACATTAAAAAACAAAATAATATGGAACAAACAAAAAGAAGTGCGGTAACCAATGTAACCGCCAACGGATCATTCGATGGCCAGTATGGCACATTGTACAAATTTGAAATCACCTTTGCCAATGGCGATAGTGGTGAGTATGCGAGTAAATCAAATCCACAAACCAAATTTAGTGTTGGGGTTGAAACGGATTACACCATCACGGACAGAACATTTAAGGACCGCATTTATTACAAGATTGCACCCGTAATGGCACAACCAGGGGCAACACAAGGATTCACACCAAAGGCCAAAGACCCCGAAACGGGCAAACACATCATGCGTATGAGCGTGTTAAAGGTAGCGGGTGACCTTGTCATCAACGGGGACATTAAACTGCATGAAATCCTTTCCTATGCCCAAATTTTTGAGAATTTCGTGAACAATGGTGTGGACACTTTGCAGAACGCGAAGCCAACAACTTACGATGCGTCAGACCTCCCATTTTAGAACTAAATAGATATGACAACAATACAAAAATTAGCGGAAACAATGATAAGCGTTGAAGGGGGTAATTATTGCCCCCTACAATTCCACATTGAATTAAAAGAAATGGCGGAGGCCATCAAGGAATTACAAGACCAGGTAAAGCCATTGGCATTAACCGAGGCCGTGAAATGGCATGGTCAAGTTTACTGCGGTTATGAGATAACGAAGAAAGCGGGTGGGGGTCGTTACAATTATGACCATATACCCGAGATAATTGAATTGAAGAACCAGGTGAAGGAGTTGGAGAGACAAGCCCAATATGCGTATAAAACAACCAACCAAGGTTTGTTGATTAGTGCAGACGGGGAATTGATAACACCCGCGCAGTACATTCAGAACGAGGACACGATCCAAATAAAACTAAGCAAATGAGAATGTTTATTTTATCGCTTATCTGTATTGTATTAAGCGGGTTGGGATACGGGTGGTTAATTGTGCATCACCCGTATGTGGCCCAGTGCATCGGAATATCAATGGTGGGGTTGGGTGGTGTCATTTGGATTGTTGTAATGGTTAACGCAATAAAAAGGGGGCAATGAAGCCCCCCATCCTATGATATGACAAATAACAAACGGATTTTGCAAATATACGGATAATTTATTTTATATTTGTGGCGTTAACGGGATTGTTGCGGGTTCCTCATGTTAAACAATTTTTACCCTATTAGAATAGTCGCACCGCAACTGCACTATTTTGATGGGGTTTTTTATTTAAGAAAATTATGAAAAAAGATTTGGAACAAATCATCTTTGAATCTGGAAGGGATTCATTGAACAAAAGGGGCCTTGTTTATCAAGGTAAATTGTACAAACAATTTAAGATTGGCAATTATGGTGTTGCTAATTTATTAGCCCATCGCAGACCATTTTACAACCCGTACACATTTTTACCACTAAAAGAATGTCAAAAAGGTACTATTGAAATTTTTATTATTAAAAATGAAAAAATATCAATGAGTGCTTTTTTAGATGGAATTACTATGGTTAGAGGTGTTCAACGATATTTAGATAAAAAAAACAAAGAGCATTTGTATGATATTAATTTAACTATTATTGGCAGTGAATTGGATAGTCAATCCCCAGTTTGTTATTTATCAAGTATTATTTTGAATCAAGATGAATTTAATTTTGTAGGTACACCATGTCAAGTTACATTGAAATTTTTAACATACCATGTTAATTTAGATGGATTAAAATTTTTGGAACATACTGAATATGTTTTAAGTAATGAAGGGTTTTAATCATGGCTATTTTTAGAAAAATTCACACATCGTTTTGGAGTGATCCATTTATTCAAGACCTTGACAACGACCATCGTTTATTCTATTTGTATTTGTTGACCAACGAACGAACCAAACAATGTGGTATTTACGAAATCAGTAAAAAACAAATGGCGTTTGAACTTGGATACAGTATTGATAGAGTATCCAAACTCCTTGCATACTTTATAAAAGTGGGCAAAATTCTATATTCAGAAACCACAAAAGAGGTTGCATTAAAGAATTGGTTAAAATATAACGGGTCGACATCACCAAAAGTTGTAAGTTGCATAAAATCAGAACTTTGCGTTGTTAAAGATAGAGTATTGATAGAGTATGTAAACGGTATGTATACTGCATCACAAGAAGAACAAGAACAAGAAGAAGAAGAAGAACAAGAAAAAGATACTAAATTTAAGAAACCAACCATTGAAGAAATTGCCCTTTATATGGAAGAAAAAGGAATGAACAATGTGTCGGAGCGTTTCTACAATTTTTATGAAGCGAAGGGGTGGATGATTGGCAAAAACTCAATTAAGAATTGGAAGGCGTGTGTTAGTACCTGGAAGGATGGTAACTTAAAAACGGCCACGGCGACACAACCAACACAAAAAAGATTTAATATCGCAGACTATGAATGACAATATCGAGGATTACATCTTGGGGCAATTATTGTATTACCCACAAGCCCAGGCACTTTTGCCACGCATTAAGCCCAATTGGTTTGATGGAGTTTTACACAAACACATCGTGGAACAAATGATTGAAAAGTATTTTAACAACGATCCAATCGATTACATGAGTTTGTCCAAAGGATTAACACGGGAACAAATCGCGTGGATGGTTCGCATTGGAAACGATGTTTATCACGCATTCAATGTGCCATCGTATTTACCCAAGTTGGAACAAAAGTTTTTGAAAAAACAATTCATCGAGGAAATTGAAAAGTTAGATTTTGCAACCGATTTGCCAAACTTGATTACACAGACACAGAATGTAATTGACAACACACAGTTCACAACCATACACGACCCCGAATCCATCCACAAGGTGAGTGCCAAGGCATTGGATAACATAACCGAAGCCATTGCACGAGGTGTAAGCATAACGGGTAAACCAACGGGGTGGAAATCATTGGATCGGATATTGGGTGGATGGAACGCGGGTGATTTAATTGTAATGGCTGCAAGACCAGGAATGGGAAAAACCGCATTGGCCTTATCGCTTATTTATGAATTTGGCAAGTTGGGTGGCAAAGGTTTGATTATCAGTTTGGAAATGAGTTCCGAACAATTGGCAAAAAGATACTTTTCATTATTAACCGACATTGTAAATTGGAAGATACGAAACGCCACATTGCGCGAACATGAAATTACCCAATTGTGCGAATCGGTAAATAAAAGCGATGTGGAATTTTTTGTGGATGAGGAACCAAACGCATCAATCCAACAAATCAAATCAAAGGCAAAAATCCACAAAGCAAAACACGGGTTAGATTTATTGGTCATTGATTACATTCAGTTGATGAAGGGATCGAAGCAAAACCGCGAACAAGAAATTGCCGAGATATCACGCGGATTGAAATTGTTGGCAAAGGAATTACAAATCACGGTTATCGTATTGGCCCAGTTATCACGGAAGCCAGAAGATAGGGCAGACAAACGCCCGATGTTAAGTGACATTCGGGAATCGGGCGCGATTGAGCAAGATGCGGATGTGGTTATGTTCCCCTTCCGACCCGCTAAATACGAATCAATGCAACCCGAAATCGAGGATGCGGAATTGATTATTGCTAAGAACCGACACGGGGAATGCAGTATCATCCCAACCACATACATCGGTAACCGCACTTTGTACAAAGAAAATATCGAACCAAAAATTTCATCACCTTTTGAATTTTGAAATTAAAATAGTATAATTGTATCGACAAATATGAAAATGGATATCAAACAAACGGTGATTGACTTGCTAAGCCAATACACCGACTTCAAAGACAACGACCAACAATTGGTTGCATGGTATTGGAAATTGGAAATGGAGGCGATGGGATACCCATCATCCAACACCACCGCAATGAACTTCTTAAAATTAATGGCCAATGGGCGGTTAACATCATCCGACACGATTACCCGTGTTCGCAGATTGGTGCAAGAAGAAACACCCGAATTGCGTGGTAAAAAGTACGATGAACGCCAGGCCAAACAATCACAAGTAAAAAAGGATTTAGGATATTGACATGACAAACAATAAACAACAAACTTACACTATTGAACAAATAGCCAAGCAAAACAACATTGCTTTGTATTTGAACGCCAAAGGTGAAGATAACACTGGGTTTTCATCTCGTGGAAATAGTC